TCCTCAAAGTTTTCGCTGGTGAAGTCCTGACGGCCTTCGAAGAATCCAACGTTACTAATGGCCGTTTCATGGAGCGTTCTATCGCTTCGGGCAAGTCGGCTCAGTTCCCTATCCTCGGTAAGATCGCTGCTTCTTACCACACTCCTGGTCAGGAAATCCTCGGCACCGCCGTTCCTGGCAACGAGATCGTGGTGACCATCGACGACCTGCTGATCTCCAACGCCTTCCTCGCCAACATCGATGAGGCCATGAACCACTATGACGTTCGTGCCCCTTACTCGACCGAGATTGGCCGTGCCCTGGCTTACGCTAAGGACAAGCAGTTGCTGCAGTTGGCCATCTTGGCTGCTCGTGGTGGCTCGCCTGTGACTGGCGAACCCGGTGGTGGCTCTGTGACCTCCGCTACTATGCTGTCGGACGCTACTGGTGAAGCCTTGGTTGCTTCCTTGTTCGCCGCTGCTCAGAAGCTGGACGAGAACAACGTTGCCGAAGATGGTCGCGTTGCCTACCTGAACCCCACTGCCTACTACCGCCTGGCCGCTAACACCAAAGTCATGAACAAGGACTGGGGTGGCGCTGGTGTGTACGCTGACGGTAAGGTTCTGCGTGTTGCTGGTATTGAGATCGTCAAGACCAACCACGCTCCTTTCGGCCAGACTATCGCCAACGGTACTGTGGAAGCTGGTACTGGCAACAAGTATGCTGGTGCCTTCACCAACACCGTGGGTGTGGTTGCTGCCAAGGAAGCTGTCGGTACTGTCAAGTTGATGGACCTGGCAATGGAATCCGAGTACGATATCCGCCGTCAGGGCACCCTGATGGTTGCCAAGTACGCAATGGGCCACGGTATCATCCGTCCTGCCTGCGCAGTCGAACTGAAGACCGCCTAATCACGGCTCAATAATAAGCGTCACTCTAGAAATAGGGTGGCGCTTTTTTTTATTTAATAGGTATACCATGGCTCTTTCTATGACCTCAGAGCTTGATGCGATTAACATCATGCTTGGTACGATTGGCGAATCCCCAATCAACTCCCTCGATGCCGCTACGGGCGTTGTGGATGCTGTCACCGCTCGTGCGATCCTGTCTGAAGTCTCTGTTCAGGTTCAAGAAGAGGGCTGGCATTTCAACACCGAGTACGAATTCATCCTCACGCCCTCTTTGGACACCAAGGAGATCTACGTCCCGGCTAACACCATCGAGGTGGATGCCAGTGAGTATGATCGCAACAACATCGACGTGGCTATTCGCGGGAACCGTCTCTACGACCGCAAGAACAAAACATTCCAATTTCAGCAGGACATCAAGGCTGACTTGACGATCCTCCTCGAATTCAATGAGTTGCCCCAGGCAGCTCGTCACTACATCACCGTCCGTGCTGCCCGAGTATTCCAGCAGCGGGTGATTGGTTCTGACACCCTTGGCAGTTTCTCTGAGAAGGACGAGGCACGAGCATTGCGCTCCATGCGCCGTTACGAATCTAAGACTGCAGACTACAACATCCTCACCGGGAATTACTCGGTGATGCGGACTATTGATCGCTAAACTATGGCACTGATCTCTTCCTCAATCCCCAACTTTGTCAACGGTGTCTCGCAGCAACCCTATACTCTTCGACTGAACTCTCAGGGCGAAGTCCAAGAGAATGGTCTTTCCACTGTCTCTCAGGGGTTGAAGAAGCGTCCACCTACGAAGCACCTCAAGAAGATCCAGAACACTCCTCTGGGTAACTGCTTCATCCACACGATCAACCGTGACTCGGCAGAGCGATATATCACAGTGCTGACCAATGGTGATCTGAAGGTCTATGATATCAACGGTGTCGAGAAGACCGTGGCCTTCCCCAATGGTAAAGGCTACCTGAGTGCGGCTAGTCCCTCTACATCCTTCTCGGCAATCACTGTTGCGGATTACACCTTCATCACTAACCGGAACGTGAGCGTGGCTCCCTCTGGTGCCCTCACTGATACCCGCCCCTTTGAGGCTCTGATCAACGTCAAGGCTGGTAACTACGGCAAAGAGTACAGGATTTATATCAACGGTGCTCTACAGGCTGACTACAAGACCCCCACGGGTTCAGTGCCTGCAGATGTGGATAACATCTCAACAGATTTCATTGCGGCCCAACTTGCGGCAGACTTGGTAGCCAACGGCTTCAACTCCGGTAACTGGACCACGATCAAGAATGGTTCAATCATCTACGTCAAGAACACGGTCTCTGATTTCTCGATCACTACCGAAGATGGCTTCAACTCGGCAGGCATGGTTGCCATCAAGGGTAGCCTTCAGAAGTTCTCTGACCTACCAAACAATGCATACCAGAATGGCTTCGTTGTGGAGATCACTGGTACAGGCTCCGGTGAAACTGCAACACAGCCCTTTGACAGCTACTTTGTCCAGTACGAGACGGTCAACTCCAGTGGCGTAGGTGTGTGGAAAGAGTGCCCTAAGCCTGGCATCCCTTCCACGATTGGGCCTAACACCATGCCCCACATCTTGGTGCGGGAGAGCGGGGGTACATTTACCTTCAAGCAGGCTACGTGGAACACACGGATCGTAGGGGATGAGGATTCCAATCCATTCCCCTCGTTTGTCGGACGGAATCTGCAGGACGTATTCTTCTACAGGAACCGCCTTGGTTTTCTCTCGGACGAGGCTGTGATCTTCTCTGAGGCTGGTGAGTATTTCAACTTCATGCGGACCACTGTGACCCAGTTGCTGGACAGTGACCCGATTGATGTCAACGCCAGCCACACCAAGGTTGCGATCCTCAAACACGCTGTGCCGTTCAACAAGCAGCTCCTGCTGTTCTCTGAGCAAACCCAGTTCCTGATCGACCAGGGTGACCTCCTGTCTCCCAAGTCCATTGGTGTGAAGGTGGCCACCGAGTTCCCCTGCAACATCATTGCGAAGCCTGTAGGTATCGGAAAGAACGTCTACTTTGCCGTAGATAAGGGGAATAACTCCTCGTTCCGAGAGTACTTCACGGACCTGAACAATCAGGCCAATGATGCGATTGACATCACAGCCCATATTCCACAGTACATCGCTTCGAGCATCTACAAGATTGCTGCGGCTGTCAACGAGGATATCCTGGTTGCATTGTCCACTGTAGATCCATCCACCCTGTACATCTACAAGTACTTCTTCAATGCCAATGAGAAGCTGCAGAGTTCATGGTCAAAGTGGACCTATGGTTCTGACTCTACGATCCTGAACGTGGACTTCATTGGCTCGGATATGTACCTGGTGATCAACAGGGCTGATGGTGTTTTCCTGGAGAAGACGACTGTTTCCTTGGGAGACATTGGCCCCAGCGAACCCTACAACGTCCACTTGGATCGCAAGGTTCAGCTCGGCTCTTCTGACGTATCCTACAGTGCAGGGTTCACCACGATCAACCTGGCCAGCCTTGGGTACACCCCGAGTACAGGAACCTACCAGCTCGTCGTTCGGACCCACCCCACGCTTAAGTCGGGAGAGATCCTGAACGTGGTCTGGGATGGAACCAATGCAAAGGTTGCTGGCAACATCACTGGTGGAACGTACACATTCGGTCGTCGCTATGTCTTCAGCTATCAGCTCTCCACAGTTGTCGTCAGGACTCCTACGGCTGGTGGTGGTCAGAAGGCTGACACTGAGGGTCGCCTGCAGTTACGCAAGTTGGCCTTCAACTATGACGATGCTGGGTACTTCAAGGTCAAGGTAACCCCTTCTGGCCGTGAGACGTACAGCTACGTGTTCTCTGGGAAGGTCCTCGGACAGGTCTCTGGCACCATTGGTAGCTATAGCATTAGCGAGGGGCGGTTCATCGTTCCCATCATTAGCCAGAATATTGGCACCAACATCACTCTTGAAAATGACAGCCCACTCCCAAGTTCATTCCTCAGTGCAGACTGGGAAGGCTTCTACACCAAGCGAAGCAAGGCCATCTAATATCACCATCCGTCCTCCTCTCCGCAAGGATATCGCTGAGTTGTCAGTGACCATGCGGCAGGAGGACAAGGATGAGATCTGGCACTTGGCCCGTAAGCTGCCCATGGAGGCCCTCGAAGATGCCCTCGAAGTATGTGACTACAACAAGGTTGTCCTATTGGATGGCAAGGTAGTCTGCATGTTCGGGGTAGGGGGTCCCAAGGGTGGGATGGGTATCCCATGGATGCTGGCCTCGGATCTTCTCAAGGACATCTCCAAGCCCTTCCTCAAGGAGTGCAAGGAGTATGTCCAGGAGATGTCTAAAGGCTACACCTCGCTGTATAACGTGGCCTGGTCAAAGAACGTGGTCCACATCAAGTGGCTCCAATGGCTTGGATTTGAGATCAAGCCAGCAATCCCTATGGGTCCCGATGGGGAGCTATATCACGAATTCATTAAGGTAATTTAATATGTGCGAACCAACCACAATATTGGC